TATTACTTAGGTGCTGGCAATCAGGGACAAAATAATCAGCAAGCATCTATAGAAACAAGACAAGAGCAGATAGTTGGATTTTTATACCAACTATGGAAAGGTCGTCAGATATTTACAGTTGAAACGCCTTGGGGTATTATGACGCAAATGGCTATTGAGTCTTGCGAGCCAATGCAGGACGAAACCACAGAAAATCTTACTTATATATCTGTTACCTTTAAAAAATTAAGATTTGCAGGAGAAATAATTACTCAAACAAGCACAACAGTTGGTAGATTGGGGGCTGCGGAATTTGAAGTTAATCCATTTGTACAAGGAAATACTGCTCAACAACAAATTACAACACAGGCTCAAGATCAATTATTGCAAAATTGGAAAATGGCTTCTGGTTTGGATAAACCAATAACAACAGGAAATCCTTAAGTTATGCAAAAAATATCAGGAATTACAGACGCTCCATGCCAAATATTTAGTTTGGCTATACCTGATGGTTCTACTGCAAATATTACCATTGCATATAGACCTGAACAACAAGGTTGGTTTTTTGATTTATATTGGAACGCTAAAAGCCCTCAATTTCAAATACTGGGCAGAAGAATAACAACATTTCCTAATCTTTTAAGGCAATTTGAAACGCAATTAAGTTTTGGTTTGGCATGTGTAACAAGCGATGGATATGAACCATTAAATCTTAATGATTTTCAATCAGGATACGCTACTTTTTATTTATTAGATCAAACTGATATTGCTACTATTGAAAGTTCTGTCTTTGTTGGCTCGTGAAATTAAATCGCATATACAATTTGCAGGTACAAGTTGGCCCTTACACTAAGCCAGAAAAAGGGAACACCAAAGGTGCGAGTTCTTCGCAGCCCTATGTGTCTTTTGCGACTAAATATGTAAACATTAAGTTGCCGTTTACTTTAGAGTTTACTGTAAGACGTGAAAATTTAGCTACTGCACAGACGGCTAATTTTAAGATTTATAATTTAGCTCCTAAAACTAGAGATCAAATCTACAAAGAATGGTTTGATGGCTGGAAATATAGTGGTATTCAGTTAGCAGCAGGCTATAAAGACAATTTCGTTCCCATAATTTTTACAGGAACGGTAAGGCAGGCTTACACGCAACGTACAGGCCGTACCAATATGGTTACGGAAATTGAGGCTTATGACGGCGGTTTTGCTCAAGCAAATAGCTATTCTAACATAGCTTTTAGTCCCGGTGCTTCCATGAAGGAAGTAATTACTCGTTTAAATTCTGACCTTATCGGAGCTTATCCAACACCTGTTATTGGAAATATACCTACAATAATAAATCAAAGAGCATCGGTTTATACTGGCCCTACTTTTAATCTTTTACAAAAAATTAGTCCTGTAGGAACTAATATAACCATAGATAACAATCAGCTTAAAGTATTAGGCAATAATGATGGTTTCTTGGTTAATGAAACAATTTTTAATATAAACTCTAGTACGGGTCTTTTAGATGTACCTATCCGTGAAGGTGTGTTTATTAAATGCAAAATGCTTTTTGAGCCTCGTTTAACTATTGGTCAAATAGTCAGACTTACGAGCGAAGACCTTCCTCAGTACAATGGCGATTATCCAGTACAAGGATTAGTCCATGAAGGAATTATATCAGATGCCGTAAATGGCCCTTGCACCACTACTGTAAGCCTATACTTAGGGCCGGGTGGGGTTAAATACATAACAGGCGGAGTAACCTTACCTTCATAATGTCATCAGTTACAAACATAGCCAATACATTACCAAGGTCTGCTCCAGACCTAAAGTTATTGCTTTCTCAAGTAACAAGAGAGCTATCTGCTGGTTTGGCAGTTGCACAAACTGCTACTATAAATAAGTTTTATTCAGATACGCAAACTGCTGATGTTCAAATAAATATGTCCATGATTCTTCAGTATCTTACTGATGACAATGGGAACAATCAGCCTGTTTTAGCTTCATATCCACCCTTTGCAGGAGTGCCAGTTATAACTTTAGGTGGCGGTGGAGGTGCAGTAACTTTTCCTATTACGGCTGGCGATCAATGCATGTTAGTGTTTATTGATCGTGATATTGATAATTGGTGGCTATCGGGAACGCAGGGATTACCGCCTAATACGACTAGATTACACAACTTTTCAGATGCAGTTGCTATAGTTGGTCTTAGAAGTAAAACCAAAAGCCTTTCTAGCTATTCTACGACAGATACTCAGCTTTATGGCCCTGCTGGTAATACTGGCCCTACTGTTTCATTAGATAGTTCCAAGGTAGGCATTTATAATGCCTCTACGAGCCTATTGACTGTAATGAATGATATTATTACTGCTCTAAGAGCATTAAATGGCAAAACTGGGCCAGATTGTACTACTCAGATAAATGCAGCTAATGATGCTATAACTTCCTTACTTAAATGAGTGCACCATCAATGATTTTCAGGGGTTTAACCCCGACAGGAGACTGGGTATTCGGTCAGGGAAATAGTAGCTACTTAACCAATAATGCTGCCATAGCTTTAAATATACAGACTGCTTTAAAATTATTTTTAAACGATGCTTTTTGGGCAGCTAATCAAGGAATTGATTGGATCAATCTATTAGGCAATTTAAACACGGAAAACGCTATTTTAACTCAAATTCGCAATACTATAGCTAATTGCTATGGGGTTGTTCAGATAACGAGCGTAAATGCAAATCTCAATCGTTCGCAACGATTGTTGACCGTAAGTTATAACATATCCACCATTTATTCTACAAATATCTCAAGTTCGACATCGCTATCCATTTAACGACGATGCCCAACTAATAGATTCTTATTCCCAATACTATTGATTCAAACGGCCTTCAGATCCAGACGATTTCGGAAATTATAAGCGAAATCGAGTACGGAACTGTCGATTATCCGGGCTATCTGACAATTTTTCCGGGAGCAAATGTTAATGCTAATTCTCCAGATTCAAATTTAATTAACATTTTTGCACAGGCTAAATTGGATATGCTTCAATTTGCCGAACAAGTTAATTCACAATTTGATCCTGATCAAGCGGTAGGTACGATTTTAGATGCTCGTTGTGCTATTAATGGTGTTGTTCGTTTAGCTGGTAGCTATACTCAACAACTAATACAAATTACTGTTTCTGCTCCAGTAACAATTTATGGATTAAGTAGTACACCTACTTCTCCTTTTACTGTAGCAGATGCTCAAGGTAATCAATATCAGCTTTTGACAGATGCTACAATTACTAGCCCAAGTACATATCCATATACTGCTACTTATGCTTTTCAGGCAGCCTTAATTGGACCAGTTCAATCTGCGGTAAATAGTATTACAAATATAGTTACTGTTACTTCAAATGTTACGGCAGTAAATAATAGTTCTTTATACACTACACTAGGGCAAAATGAAGAAACTGACGCAGAATTAAGACTTCGCAGATCTCTTTCGGTATCACTTCCATCTAAAGGTTATTTAGCAGGATTAGAAGGCGGTCTTTTAAGTATTGATGGAGTAAATTATGTTCAAGTATTAGAAAATACTGGATCTACTGTTAATACACAAGGTGTAGCACCTCATGGAATTTGGGTTACTGTTGCTACAAGCATAGCATTAACCAGCATACAATCTAACAATAAAACTTTAGCTTATAATATAGCTAATGTAATTTATAACAAAAGAAATGCAGGTTGTGCTCAAACCAATACAGGTGCTTGTGCTACTGCTACGGCATCAGCTTCTGGATCTACAGTTACTGTAACTATTGGATCTGGCGGTTCTGGTTTTATTTATCCACCATTAGTAACATTAACTGGTGGCGGTGGTACATATACTTCTGCTACTGCTACAATTTCTTCAGGCACAATAACTGCAATTACAGTATCTGGAGCTAGTGGATATACATCTAATCCTACTGTTCATATAAATCCTTACACAACTGAGGTCGATATTACACAATTAGATAATAATATATTTCCTGTATATTTTGATTCTCCTGTTGTTAAAAATATTTATTTTAAAGCACAGGTAGATGCTTTAACAGGAATTGTTCCTACATTAAGCAATCTTGCTACAGAACTTGCTTCATTAACAAGTTACGGAATAGGACAATCTGCTGCTGCAAGTTCTCTTACTCAAACATTATTAACATTAGCACCTAATTGCTATGTAAGTAATGCTTTTGTTTCTTTTGATAACTCTACATGGGTATCAATATTAAATGTATCATCGCTTTTAGTAACCGGCGTTCCTATTGCTTATCAATTTAGCCTGCCTGCTGCTAATATTAACTTAACAAGCTAATGTCACAAACTGCTCCAGTCTGGGATACTTCGAGTTCTCCTACTACAGGGCAGAATCCTTCGACTAATTTGGTCGAATTAAGTAATTACTATGTAGAGCGTTTAATATATCAATATGCTGATCAAACCAATGCTCAAAGATTGACCGCATTGATGGTTAAGCAGGCTTTGGCTGATGATATATTTACTGCTATTGAATTAGCTTATAACATAGATACGGCAGTAGGGCCTCAATTAGATGTTATTGGTAAATATGTGGGTGTTCCTAGAAATATTAATCCAGTATCGCCTTCTCCTTATTTCTTTGGATTTGTAAATTATAGTGGTGGTGGAAATACCAATGGTTTCCGTAATTATGCTCAAAATACAAATCTTCAAGGTATATGGGAAACTTATGCTTCATCAATTGCTTTCAAAACCGATCTTACGGACATACAATATAGATTGGTTATACAACTACAAATTATTTTAAATTATTGCGATAATACATTAGCATCTATTGAAAAATTATTAAATTTAATACTTCCGGGGTTTGTTACTCTTACAGATAATCAAAATATGACTTTGACTTATCTAATATCAAGTGATGCACCAATAGGATCGGCGTTATTGACAGAATTTTTACCTGCACCTATGGGTGTTGGAATAAACGTAATTGTTATTAGTACAGGTAGCACTCGTGTAACAAGCGCTGGTTATACAAGAGTAACAAGTACAGGCGGTATAAGAGTTACATCAGTAGGAACTTAAAATCATGGCTAACGAAAGAATTATACAAATTAACGGTGGTACACAAATTAACAATTTGCGTAACACTAATGACGTAATGGAACTTGATAACGCAAGCCTTGGTTCTGCACAAATATCTGCTGCCAATGTAGCCGGAGGTATAGTTCTTGCGTATGGCAAAAGTGCATTAGATCCAGCACGTTTAGTAAGTGGATCAACTAGTATTTATACTATACCTTTTTTTGGTACAATATCTCCAACACCTACTTATGTTAGCGCATCTGTAATGTGTACATCTGGCAATTTGACTACATTGTTTGCTAATGTTGTATCAGATTCAATAACATCATCTGGTTTTTCAGTAGCTTTAAGTTCGCCTGTTTCAGATACCACCCACACATTAGTTTGGATAGCATATGCTTAATATGAAATATACAAAATTATTATTTTTACCTTTATTGTTTGGTTGTGCATTAGCTCAACAAACACCCATTAATAATCCATACATTACTGGAACTGTTACTTTTAGTACTACTCCATCAGTTACTAATAATATGATGTATGTAGATGGATCTAACCATTTACAATCATTGAAAATAGGATCAGGTCTTACTTTAACAAGTGGAATATTAAGTGCTAATGCTAGCGGTAATACTGGCAATTCTGCACAATTTACAACTTTATCAGTAGGAACAGAAGTGGCTACATCAGCACAACCTATTGATTTTACTCCAACAGTAACTGCTAATGCAGGATCTGGTAAGGAAATGAGATTAAGTGGTCAATTAAATGTAGTTGCTGATAATGACTCATTATTTGGCATTGCTATGGGTGGAAGTATTTCTGCAATAGCATCTCATGCAAATGTAAATTATATAAAATTAGATTTAGGCGCAACTACACTTGCAGGTTATGCAAACCTCAATAGTGCTACAATGCTTTATATTAATCAAAGTCCTGCTGCCACAAATCGTTATGGTATAGTGCAAGCAGGTTCTTCTGATACTAATACATTTTCTGGGCCAACACAGTTTACAAATACAGTTTCATTACAAGGATCTATAACATCTAATTCATCTGGATTAACTTTTGGAGATGGTTCATCGCTTTATAGCGGAATAGGATATAATTTTGCAAGTCCGACTACTTTTACATCAACATCAGCAAGTCCATATAATAATATATTTTCTGGCACTACTGTTTTTGCAACACATACATATTTGTTAGATCCATCTATTGGGGTATCAAATAGCCCTATTTTAAGAGTTTCAAATCCTACTGGACAAATTACTTCAGTAACTATTGGATCTGGTTTAAATTATAGTGCAGGTACTTTATCCACAACAGGCGGTGGCGTTTATTGTACCGCATCAGGTTCTTCTCAAACTTTTACAAGTAATGTTGAATCAGCAGTAAATTGGACAGGTACTTCATATGATGATTATTCTGTTTGGTCATCTTCAAACCCTGCATATATACCAGTACCATCAGGTGCTACTTATGTTCGTCTGTCCGCTTCTTTAAACGTAGCATCAACCGCAAGTGGTAATAGACAAATTAAAATAAAAGATAGCAATGGTAACAACTATGCAGGTAATTGCGATTCTAGCGATGTTGGTTTACCTACAAATTATATTTCCTGCACGACTGGTTTGATCAAAATTTCAGCAGTAGGTAATCCAACGTGGTTTGAGGTTACTTTTATACAAGATAGCGGTTCTTCTGTTTCTTTATATTCAAGTACTGGTAATAACTTTTCATTAGAGGTAGTTAAATAACATCATGCCTACACCAACTCCACAACTTTTAAGGCAAACGCCTGCTTTATTTTCTTCTTCAGCCCCTTCTTCCGTAGGTCAATTTGGAAGTCTTGTTGCGGGTACTCCTGCTACTAGTACAAATCCAAATACAATACAGGGAGTAAATTCTGGATCATATTGGGCTGGTGGTTGGCCTTCAGCAGTAGTTGGCACAAATCAACCTGCATTAGAAGATATGAACGGATTATTTTATTGGATATCCTATTATATAAATTATGCAATGCAGGCAGGCATACCTGAATATGATTCAAATACCGCATATTATACCAATAATATAGTTAGTTATCAAAATGGCAGCACATATCCTTATGGCGTTTATGTAAGCCAAACAGGTACTTCTGGTAGTCCTAATTTAGGAAATGCCTTAAACAATACAAATTATTGGCTGCCTTTATCACAAACATTAATAGGTGCTAATCTTTGTAAAGCATGGGTGGTTTTTGATGGCACGAGCCAACTTAATTATGGTTCACCATGTAACATTTTAGGTACGGCTTGGAATGTATCTAGTGTTATTTATAATGGACAGGGCATATATACCATTAACTTCACCAATCCTTTATCTAATGCTAATTTTAGCTTTGCTGGTAGTGCAGGTGCACAAAACGGCGTAGCTTGTGGAGCAGGTGATAACAATATTATTTGCGGTGCAGTACCCGGATATACAGGCACACGCACTACAAATTCGCTACAAATCTTTTGTTGGGAATCTAGTCTTAGTAGATTAGAAAATTCCGGATGCATTTCGGTTCAAATATTTGGAAACTAATTTTATGGCATACTATCAACAGTTACCTATAAACGTACAATTTTCGCTGGTATCTAATCCACCAGTAGGGCC